GATGGCTCGATGAAGTCTCTGATGGACATTGTAACCGATCTGCGCGGTGCATTTGGACAATGCAAAATGCCAATGGATCAGTTCCAAGAGAACCTTGCAAAACTTGACGAAAAGTATGCCAATGGAGAGCTGACAGAAAAGAAGTATAATGAAGCATTAGCAGATTTAACGGAAAAGGCTTATGGAGCAGAGGGAGCGTTAAAGGCCAAATACGCCGCTACGTTAGCTGGAAAAGAGGGTATGTCAGGTCTGCTTTCAATCGTGAGTGCGGCACCAGAGGATTTTGACAAGTTAACCAATGCCATTTATAACAGTGACGGTGCAGCCAAAGAAATGGCAGAGATCAAAATGGATAATCTTCAGCACGATGTCGTGAAACTGCAGTCTGCTATGGAAGGACTTGGAATTACTGCATTCAACCAGGTTGGCGGAAAAATGAGAGGTTTGGTTGGCATCGCAACTGAGACGGTTGGAAAAATTGATGAAAAGCTTGCCAGCGGAAAAGGGATCGAAAAGGCTGTCGATAAAATAGAATCAATGGTTGAGAAAGCAAAACCATATTGGGATATTTTCAAAACGGACGCATTGGAAGCGGGAACGGCACTGGGCAATGCGGCTGGGGCGATCATAGGAGATATCAAGAAGCTTTCAGGTTCTTTTGGTAGCACAGAAAGTATTGAAAATTTCTCTACCACTTTGGGAGAGGTCAAAGATGGAATTGTAGCAGTTTCGGGATTTTTGGAAAAACATTCGGACGCGATTGCAAAAGTAGCGGTGGCACTTCCGAAACTCTTGATTGCATATAAAGGCTTTAAAATCGTTAAGGCTGTAGCACCGTTTGTTGGCGCATTTACAGGAGCTGTTGGAGGGCTGGCAAAGGCTGGACTCGGGAAAATCGCACCTGGGCTATTTGGTGTTTCAAAAGGCCAGGAGGCGGTTGGAAAATCCAGCGGCGGTAGTGCGAAGAAAATGGTAGCGTCTGCCAAGGCTTTTATGATGATGGGCGTTGGAGTGCTGGCGATCAGCGCAGGATTCTACTTGCTTGCACAGTCGGCAATTGCAGTAGCCAATGCTGGTCCGGGGGCAATAGCTGTTTTTGCCGGTTTGATTGGCGTGGTAGTAGGGCTCGCAGTTGGTATGACGAAAATGTTTTCATCTATGTCCGGCGGTTCAAAGAAATTAACAGCGATGGTACCGGCGCTTCTGGCGTTGGGAGCGGCTGTGCTAATGATTAGCGCAGGTTTGGCACTTTTGGCATATTCTTCGATTCAGTTGGCGAGTGCCGGTCCGCTGGCTATCGGCGTAATGGTAGGAATGGTGGTTGCACTTGGCGGCTTGATGCTGGTGGCCAAGAGTGTAGCACCAACGCTTTCGGCCGGAGCGGTTGGATTTGTCACATTTGGAGCCGCTGTATTGATTGCGGCGGCCGGAATGGGGCTGTTATCTTTATCGGCCATTAATCTTGCAAATGCTGGCCCAATGGCTATTGGCTGTATGGTTGGCATGGTTGCAGCTATCGCCCTGCTGGCAGTAGGCGCTGCCGCTCTCGGACCTGCATTGACAGCAGGAGCAGTTGGATTTATCGCATTTGGGGCTGCCATTGTTCTGGTAGCAGCAGGAGCATTGATTGCAAGCGCAGCGTTGGCTGTTGTATCCGCTGTTCTTCCTACAATTGCACAGTACGGAGCGCAGGGAGCGGTAGCAATTGCTCAGCTTGGAGCGAGTATGATTGTCTTTGGCACCGGAGCTGCTGTTGGAGGAGTTGGCGCAACCGTGCTCGGAGTTGGTCTTGCGTTGGTCGGCGTAACTGCACTGGCTGCAGCCGCAGGAGTAATTGCATTGTCTGCCGGAGCAGCGGTGCTTGGAGCTTCGCTTGTGATGGCAGGTGCAGGTTTGACGATTATGGGAGCAGCATTTCCACTTGTAGCGGCTGGCGCAAAGGCCAGTGCGGCTGGATTGACGGCATTACTTGGATCTGGTACTGCGGCCAGTGCAGTTTTTGTGATTTTGGCAGGATCTTCTGGCGCGGCAGCTGTAACAGTTGGCGTATTTGCAGCGGCAATGGTGGCCGGAGCCGCAGGAACCGGTCTTATGGTAGTTGCTCTGAAATCAGTAAATTCCAGCATGAAGTCAATTGCTGGAAATGCAAAGAGCGCAGAAAAATCGCTCACGAGCATGAAATCGAGCGTCAATGTTGTAAATTCCGGATTGGATGCATTGGGGAACAAAGCAAAAAACGCTATCAGTGCATTAATTAAGCAGTTTTCTCAGGGAGAAAGCAAGGCAAAAACTTCTGGAAAAGCGGTTGGAAATAATTTCAACAATGGCGTTTCAGCAGGAATGTCAAAGGCGGTCTCTACGGCCGGAACAATGTCAAATTCGATTGTAATTACCATGCGATCATCGGCAGGCGGTGCCTATAACAGCGGCGCATACATCGGAATGGGACTTGCAAATGGTATGGCAAGCCAGGTTGGACATGTAAGAGCAGTGGCGGCACAGCTTGCGGCGGCTGCAGAGGCGGCGATCCGGGCGAGAGCACAGATCCACAGCCCATCACGGGTGACAGATAAACTCGGCAATTATTTCGGTATCGGCTGGGTCAACGGCATTATGGATCATGTGCAGGAGGCGAGGCAGGCCGCCATGGAGCTGATACAGATTCCGGAGCTTACACCTGCACCGGAAATCGGAATGAGCCTTCGGACTGGATCTGAAGATCTGAATGACAGCTATCAGTATAGCAGTAATGGAAAATATACCATCTATGTACCGGTTAATCTGGACGGAAGAGAAATCGGAAAGGCGACTGCAACGTATACACGTGAAGAAATTGAGAAACAGGAGACTAGGGAGAACCGAAAGAAAGGCAGGAGAATGAATGTATAACTTTGTAGATACAACAGAGCGATACCCAGGGCAGAACCTGCCTTCGGAGGCTCTCATGTTTAATGGAAGTTATCTTGAGAACGTAATTCCCGGCTATCGGACACTTTATGTGTCCGGCCGGGAAATTTTGGGTACGGAGATTACAGATCTGGAAACAGGCGTGTCTGACGGTACAAAGTATCGACGAAAGCGTTATCAGCCAAGGACTATTGTGGTGGGATATCAGCTGGTAGCCGAAGATAATGCAGCTTTTCGCAGTGCTTACAACAAACTGAATGCTCTTCTGGATGCAGAACAGGCAACCCTTATTTTTGCAGATGAACCGGACAAATATTATATCGGAACAAAGCAGGGAACGAGTGAAGTGCCGGCGGGAAGAAATGCGATCACTGCGGAGCTGGAATTTTACTGCGCGGATCCATTCAAGTATTCGGTGGAAGAATTTACGGTGAATCCGACTGCGGATGACGGAAAAACGTTCATTGTGTCGTACAACGGCACTTATCGGGCCTTTCCAAAGCTTCAGGCAGTAATGCACAGTGAAAATGGAGTAGTAGGTTTTGTAAATGACTCCAAGAAAATTCTTCAGTTCGGTGATCCGGATGAGTTGAACGGAGAAACATACAAAAAAAGCGAACTGATAACAAGCTATGCTGACCAATATGTCTGGTCACAGGATGCGGCGTGGAAAGATGATACAGGGAGCAACTTCTTATACAGTAACAGCAAGACGGCTGGAAAGCTGGGTGTCATGAGCGTAGACAGCATCAAAGGTCTGTATCTGGCCAGCAGTGGATATGTAAGTCCAAACACAAACGGCTGGAATGGAGCTATGAAATCTATTGATGTGGTAGATTCCAATGGAGCAAAGGGAGCGACGCACCTCTATTGTTACATGAACAGCTGGTTTGAAACTGGTCTTATGGGGCAGACGGGCTGCCAGGCGATTGCTTTCTGCGATGCGAACGGAAAAATGATCTGCTGCCAGGAGATATACAAAACCGATACGATCGGAAACACAGCGCACATGAATATGTGGGTAGGTGGAAACAACCCGCGTATCGTCAAAACATATACTTTTGAACCTTGCCATCGAAAAGATGCAAACCCATACAGCCAAACGTATGGCGCAAGCGACATGATGAAACATGGAGAGAAAATACGTTTTTTCTGGAAGGGCAGTTATCCGGAATTTACAGTTCCAGAATTAAAAAATGTGAAAGTGGCAACAGTGAAATTGTATTTGGGACAGTGGGGAAGTCGAAATACAGGAAATCAGCTTGTCACCAGAAATTATTTCCGCGGCATCTTCGTGAGAATTGACAATGTAGAAAAATGGCGTGATATTCCGAATAAATTTTCGGTAAATCAGGTTTTGACAGCTGACTGTAGCAATGGAGAGGTCATGTTACAGGGACTTCCGAGACAGGATCTTGGTGCGTTGGGCAACGATTGGGAGAACTTTTGCCTGCAGCCTGGAATGAATCAGATCCAATGCATTGCATCGGACTGGGCAACACAGCCAACATACACAATGAAATACAGGGAGGTGTTTCTATGATTTTATATTTTGCGGACCGACATATGAATGTCCTTGGGCAGGCAAGCACAGAGCTACCGAAGGGATTGTACATTTCTGATGATCTGAAAACAGAAGAGGTGGAAGCAGGTGTTGCTACACTAGAATTTACGCTGAATTACACGGCGAGCACGCGGAATGATGCGAAACAGTATGGTTCTGTTGGCAATTATATTCTTCGGAAGAATGGCGATGAGCAGGAATTTTATACGATCATTACCAGCGAAGAAAATATTTTCAAACAGGAAGTAGAAATCTATGCCGAGGATGCCGGTATGGATCTCCTGAACGAGACAGTTGGCGAATACAAAGCAGACAAGGCATATCCAGCGAGCTACTATGTTGAAAAATTCAGCGACGATTCCGGCTTTGAAATTGGAATCAATGAGGTCAGCAATTATAACCGGAAACTGTCCTGGGAGGGTGAGACCACCGCTTCTGAGCGTATTTTGAGCGTTGCCACGCAGTTTGACGCGGAAGTTTCCTATACTTTTGAAATCGACCGGTTGAAAATCAAGCACAAATATATCAACCTGCATAAGAAGCGCGGCGTAGATCAGGGGCGAGAACTTCGGATCAACCGGGAAGTGAAAAATATCATTGTAAAAAGTTCAGTAGAAGATCTGGCTACGGCACTTTCCGTTACCGGCGGATATCCGGAAGACAGTGAAACGCCGATCAATCTGAAAGGGTATAAGTATGATGACGGCGATATATATCTGTCCGGCAGTACGATTTATTCCCGGAGCGCAGTGGCCAAATGGAGCCGGTATCTTTCCGAAAAAGGAAGTGGTACGGGACATATCGTCCAGTCGTACACTTACGATACTACCAGCAAGTCAGAACTCTGCAACAGGGCAGTTTCAAAGCTGAAAAAGATCTACGATGCGGCTGTTTCCTATGAAGTAGAGCTGGCGTATCTGCCGGATGGGATTAAAATCGGCGATACGGTGAATATTGTAGACGATACCGGAGAACTGTATTTGTCTGCAAGAATCATGAAACTGGAGTCCTCCATTTGCAATGATGAGTACACGGCAACGCTGGGCGAATACAAGCTGAAATCGAGTGGAATTTCAGAAAAGATGGAGAGCCTGGCTGCACAGTTTGAAAAACTGGCAAAGAACCGGACGTTTTACACTTGGGTTGTGTTTGCTGATACGGAAACGGGCGGCGGAATATCGCTCAAATCAGCTGGAAAGACATACATGGGTATCGCATACAATCAGACGACAAAACAGCCGGTACTTACAGACCCGAGCATCTATACCTGGGTAAAGGTTGTTGGAGAGCAGGGAATTGCGGGAGAGCCCGGAAAGAATGGTCTGACTAGTTTCTTCCATGTGAGATATGCTGATGTTCCGAACCCGACAGCAAATCAGTTGCGGAAGGATACAGGAAAATATATCGGTACCTACGTGGACTATATATTGGAGGACAGTACAGATCCGACCAAGTACACCTGGCGAAAATTTCAGGGCGATGACGGAGAGGACGGCGCCGATGGAACCCCTGGAGAAAACGGTGCGAATGGTGAAACCAGTTATCTGCATATCGCTTATGCAACAAGCGCGGATGGAAAGACAGGCTTTTCGACAACCAACGCCGTCGATAAAACGTATATAGGCCAATACGTGGATTTTACCAAGGCTGACAGCGCCAATCCGGCGAAGTATCATTGGAGCAAATTTCAGGGGCCGAAAGGAGATAAGGGAGATCCGGGCGAGCAAGGACTGCGCGGCCTGCAGGGTGAAAAAGGTGACCAGGGAATTCAGGGACCCAAAGGCGCTGACGGAAAAGATGGAAAAACGACGTATTTTCACATCAAATATTCTGCGGTTTCGAATCCGACCTCTGCGTCTCAGATGACAGAGACACCGTCAAAATACATTGGAACGTATGTGGATTTTACACAGACGGATTCGGATGATCCGAAGAAGTACAGCTGGCAGCAGCTGGAAGGTTCGCAGGGGCCACAGGGAAAACAGGGAATTTCAGGTACCAATGGAGCAGACGGGAAAACCAGTTATCTGCACATCAAATATAGCAATGATGGTGGGAAGACATTCACCGGGAACAGTGGTGAGGATATTGGCGCTTATATCGGAACATGCGTGGACTATGCAAAAGATGATCCTACAAGTGTCGGAACGTATAAGTGGGCGAAAATCAAAGGCGAGGCTGGAGCCAAAGGTGATAAGGGTGATACGGGTAAGGGGGTTAAATCGACATCTGTTGCATACCAGGTTTCAACTTCCGGAACAACAGTTCCAACTGGCACATGGTCTGGGTCTGTGCCATCTGCATCCGCGGGGCAGTATCTGTGGACACGTACAATCATCACTTACACTGACGACACAACATCCACGATATATAGTGTCGGCCGTATGGGAACCAATGGTGCAAATGGCACCAATGGAAAGAGTATTGGATCAGTAGTCAATTATTACCTGGCAACGGCATCTTCCAGCGGAGTTACAACGGCGACGAGTGGATGGACAACAGCTGTCCAGTCGGTGTCTGCGGCTAAGAAGTATCTTTGGAATTATGAGGTTGTGAAGTATACCGACGGAACCGTGGCGAGTACAACTGCGCCTTGCATCATTGGATCATACGGTGATCGGGGAAGTAAAGGGGATAAAGGTGATACCGGATCAACAGGAAATGGCATTAAAAGCATTACTGAGCACTATGCAGTCTCCACATCCAATTCGACTGTTCCTACATCGTGGTCATCCACCGTTCCGACAATGACAGAGAGCAATAAATATCTCTGGAACTACGAGACAATTACTTATACAAATGGGACAACTGTAGACACAACAAAACGAGTTATCGGTGTATATGGTAACAAAGGTGCTACTGGTGCCACTGGTTCACAGGGATATAGTCTTGTAGCAAATGTAGTCAGAGATGCCTTCACCGAGTCTCAGTGGACGGCATACGGAACTATTAATCACGAAGAAACTTGGTCTAGTACATCTGGTATCCGTAATGGCTGCCGAATCGGGGATATGTTCGCGATCGTTGGAACGGCAACAGATACAAAAAATGCTCATGTTGCTTATTATCGGAGTAATACTGCATCTGGAGATCTGAAAGGTTTATGCATAAGCCATACAATTATCCCGAGGGGTGCAACAGGAGCTACAGGTAGTAAGGGGGATAAAGGCGATACCGGGGCAACTGGAAAAGGCGTTAAATCCACAGCGGTTACATATCAGGCAAGTTCGTCTGGAACTACGATCCCTACTGGAGTATGGTCAGCAACTCCTCCGGCGACAAGTGCGGACAAACCATATTTCTGGACTCGTACGATCATCACCTATACGGATAATACAACTTCAACTGCTTACAACGTTGGTAGTACACCGGAAGGAATTGTCGTCGGCGGACGAAATTTAGCAATGAATACTAACAAAGGAACAACCGGATGGAGTTGGCTAATGCAAACTGGCGGCTATTCCAAAGAATCTGTATCCGAAACTGGGGTTAATACATGTAAACTTACACGAGATTCGGTAAAACAATCCGGATGGTCTGTAATAGAGTTTTCTTATATTGGACGCACAAAATGGGAGGCTGACACGAATTATACCGTATCCGTAGATGTCAAAGCAAGTGTTTCTACATCGATGGATCCAGGCTTTAGACATAGTGACAGTTCAAACAAGTTGATACAATCATGTAAAGCCGTAAACAACAAAACAGTTGCGAATGTATGGACAAAACTGGTATGGGTTGTAAAATCAGCAGCAACATTGCCTAGCGGAACTTCACAGAATACATATTTTACCGGAATGAACAGTAATGTTGGGGTCTCATATCAGTTTAAAAACCTTAAGATCGAAAAAGGCAATATGGCCACGGACTGGACACCAGCTCCAGAGGATTATGTATCTTTTGTTGATGTTGAGTATTATCTTTCAGCATCGGCAACATCACTTTCTGGTGGATCATGGTCGACGACAGCGCCGACATGGGTTAATGGAAAGTATATGTGGAGCCGTACGGTAACAACGGACGGAGCTGGTAACAGAACGTATTCGCCAAATCAAAATGGAGTTTGCATTGCAGGAGCACAGGGAGCAACCGGAGCCAAAGGTGATAAAGGAGATACTGGAGGGACTGGTGCAACCGGTAAAGGCGTTAAATCTATTGTAGAACAGTATTACAAATCAACGTCAGCAACAGCCATGTCCGGCGGATCGTGGAGCACGACTTATCCTGGATGGGAGAACAGTAAATATATTTGGACGAGATCAGTGATTACCTATACTGACAACACGACTTCAACGACAACAGCAGTTTGCGTCACGGGAAGTAAAGGAGATAAAGGTGCAACCGGTGCCAAAGGAGATAAAGGGGATAAAGGAGCAACTGGTCCTCAGGGACCACAAGGTCCTCAAGGTGTAAAAGGCGATAAAGGTCCTCAGGGAGATAAAGGTGCAACCGGCGCAACAGGTCCTCAAGGTCCACAGGGCGCTGCAGGTAAGGACGCAAATCAGGTAGTGCATACGGTAAATGGAAACGGTGAGTCAAATCTTTATGTCGAATTTGCTACAATAAAGATCACAGGTTCGTATGCAAATCAACCAACAACATTTAAACTTGGTGGCAGAGGTTTTGAGACAACAGATGTCCAGTTTAGTTTTATCTCTGCAAATAACTCAAATCCTGGATTGGATTTCCTAAGATCTTCAGGCGGATGGTCGTTATGGATTTATAAAAAGACTACTTCAACGTGGGGCCTTATAACAAGATTAAATGAACGGTATGGGCAGCTGAGAGTATTTAACTATACTCAAGGTTCTGGTCCATATACAGTGACGTGGACATCAACCAAATTAGCTTCTTTACCATCTGGTTCAATTAATGCGAATCCTTTACAAGCAGCAAAAACAGCCACCAACTTTATGCAGTTTACTGATGGGACCGGATTGGAAGTTGGTAATAAAACCAGCGGATCTTGGTCTGGCTATCGGACTAAGATTTCAGCATCAGCATTTGAGATTCTTAACCGGGCAGGAACGACACTCGCATATTATGGTGATAAGTTGATCCAGCTTGGAAAGAACGCAAAAGATGCGGTTATTGAGTTATGTGGCGGTGTCGGTAAGATTTTGGTTGAAACAAAATCCGGCAATGCGGCTCTGTCAATCCAGAGCGAATATGTAGATATTAAAGGTGTCCACGAATCTGTATTGGAGACATCAAGTTCTTCTGGAAGCTGTATAGCCGGAGCTGTTGACGATTCTTTTGTTGTAAATACTTACTCGGATGCCAACAACAAAGCAAACTTCGATATTGGTAACGGTAGCATTATTCTTGAATCAAAGAAGAAAGGTTATCAGGCAGAGGTCGAATTTTATGGCTGTGGCTGGTCTGGAGGAGTGTATACTGGAGCGTTCGCACCGACCAAGGCGTACTCCGAAAAGATTATGTTAGGAGATAGTGGAAGAGTATGGGAGCGTTTGATTGTTAAAAACTCCCCACAGGTCACATCCGATCGCCGCGCCAAAACAAACATATTTCCACTCGGTGAGAGCAAGATCAATAAGACGGATATTCATTCAGAGCTGTTCGATCGCTTAAAACCAGTTCAGTATCGGATGATTGACGGCGATGGACGCATTTGCTATGGATTTGTCGCACAGGATGTTGTGGAAGCCATGCGAGAACTCGGAATCCGAGAAGACGAACTGGATCTGGTACACCACGACAGAAAGAACACAGAGGATGGCTATATTGATACCTATAGTATGGTATATACCAATTTGATCGCTGTAATAACGCATGAACTACAGCTTGAAAAAGAAAGGAGATCCAAACTCGAATTGGAGGTTGTAGGTCTCAGAAGTGAACTTGATACCATGAGAGATAATCTCTCTGGAAATAATTAATTTAAAGGAGGACATACATTATGTCAGAAGTAAAAGCAACTTACACAAAGGATATCCACTATTCAGGAATCATCACAGTAGACGGTGAAACAGTAGTATCCATGGATGCGAACATGGATGCAAAACATCCGGATGTGCCGATTATCAATCGGTATATCAATAACGGAAGAAAATACAGATCGGACAAGGCAGCAATTGATGACATTGTTGATAAGTTCGAAAATGACATCTGGGATGAGTATGATAAGTATACCGCTGAATTAGAAGAAAAGGAGAAAGCTGAGTAGGGCCGGAAACGGTCCTGCTTTTTTGAATCAAGAAGAAAGAGAGACGGTGCAGTGAGCGAAATATTAATGCAGACATATACTGTAGTACTTCCAGTGCTTCTTGGGTACATCGTCTGGCTTCTAAAGAACCAGAAAAGAGACCGGGACGCAAACAGCAAGGGAACCATGCTGCTGCTCAGGGTCCAGCTGATCGAGTACCATAGCAAGTATACACAGTTGGGAGACATCCCATCCTATGCATACCAGAATTTTTGTGAAATGTACGAAGCCTATCATGCATTAGGTGGAAATGGTATGGTAACGAAAATGAAGCAGGAAATTGATGAATTACATATCAAAAAGAAAGGTGATTAATATGGAACAGATTATGAATTATGTGAAACCGGAACTTATTGTGGTGGCAGTTGCCCTGTATTTCTTTGGTATGGCACTCAAACAGGCGCAGGCTGTAAAGGATAAATATATCCCTCTGATTCTCGGCGGCGTGAGCATCGTACTGTGCGCCATCTGGGTGCTGGCTACCAGTGAGGTGTGCACCGGTCAGCAGGCGGCGATGGCAGTCTTTACGGCGGTCACGCAGGGCATCCTCGTGGCTGGGTTGAGTAACTATGTAAATCAGATTATCAAACAGGGACAGAAATCAGAGTGAGGGCGGCTAACAACCGTCCTCTTTTGCGCCGGCGCAATTCGCCTGGCAGAAGGAGAGACAATGAAGATTGATAGATCATACATCAGCAGCCAGAATACCTATCCGTACAACAATCCACAGTGTATCGTTGTGCACAACACCGATAACTTCGAGCCAACAGCCAACGCCCGCGCTCACGCCAGAGCGCAGCATGATGGAAATTTTTCGAGCATGTCAGCTCATTACTACACAGATGACAGTGACATCGCCTATCAGGCCGCACCGCACAACCTCGGATGCTGGCACGTTGGTATCAATTACGGAAATGGCAATCTGTTCGGCAGCTACGGCAATCGAAACAGCATCGGCGTGGAAATGTGTGTGCAGGGCGGATATAACTATGAGAAGGCTTTTCAGAACACCGTGGAGCTTGTAAGGAAGCTCATGAAAGAAACAGGCATCCCGGCATCCAGAGTCTATCGACATCTCGACATTTGCAGCAAAAACTGCCCGTCGCAGATCATTGCAAAAGGCGACTGGACGAGATTCAAGAAGCTGATCAGCGGCGGAAGCTCAGAGTCTTCCGGAAACAATACATCCGGCGAGGAGATCTATAAGCCAGGAGTTTACAAGGTTAATGACACGGCATTAAATATCCGTATCGCGCCGAATGCAGACAGTAAGATCGTCGGAGTAATCCGGGATCAGGGCAGCTATACTATCACCAAAATCCAGAATGGAAGCTGGGGAAAACTGCTCTCGGGCGCAGGATGGATCAATTGTCATACGAAATACTGCACCTACGGCGGTACAGCAACACCGCAGAA